TACCAACTAAACTATTTGGAGAAAAAATACAACCAGGCTCATTTAGGATGCAAGGACCGTCAGGGAGTGTCACTGATGATGGAAATGGAAATTTAATAACAGTCGGGAATGAGATCTGCGGAATCATTACATACCAGCACGGATTAGCAGTAATAACCTCAGATGCATCTTCAGGATCACTTTACGGATTTGCAAATTATGGAGTTGATACCTATGGGGGTAATGATACTAATTTTATAACAAGTTTCATAACCAGCAGTAACGTCACCTGTTCCTTCTCTAGCTCTTATACTATTTTTGAAACCCAATACAAATGTACAGTGGATGCTACTGAATATAATTTTAGCCTGAACCCAAGCTTACTTTCAGGATCATCAGAAGGAATAATATATGATTTTGCTGCAAGTTCATACTTTAACCCATACGTTACAACAGTAGGGCTTTATAATGAAGCACAAGATTTGATTGCAGTAGCAAAGCTCTCAAAACCATTACCGTTAAATAACGTAACGGATACAAACATAATAATCAATATTGATAGATAAAAATATGCCTAATTGGTTTTACGAAAATAAAGAAGTTACAGAAGAATATCAATTCGATGAAAAAGCAGTTGGGTTTGTTTATATGATAACACATATTGAGACTGGTAAGTTCTACATCGGTAGAAAGATATTCACCAACACTCTCACCAAGAGACTAACAAAGAAAGAAATCTCAGAACAATCCGGCCCAGGGAGAAAACCTACTAAGAAAAAAGTTAGTAAGGAATCTAACTGGAGAGAATACTGGGGGTCCTGTAAACCACTCCTTGCAGAAGTTAAGGAGATTGGAGAAGATAAATTTAAAAGGCAGATTTTAAAGTTGTGCTTTACTAAAAAACAATTAACTTATTATGAAATTGCATACCAATGCAAATATGACGTACTTGAAACAGACTCATACAATGATAATGTAATGTCGAGAATTTTTCGAAAAGACTTGCTCTTACCCGGTTAAGTTCTTATATTTAATTAATGATTAATCATCTACTAGTAAATCTAGTAAATAGTGTTATAGGAGCAGGGAAACCTACATCAGGGGATAATTATTCTTACCCATGTCCTTTCTGTAATCATTACAAACCAAAGTTAGAAGTTAACTTTAAGGAGAATGAGGAAGGGATCAACCACTGGCATTGCTGGGTCTGCAATAAGAAGGGTAAAAAATTAGTTAGTTTATTTAAAGCCGTTTCTGCTCCTGATCACAAAATTCAAGAACTTAAGTCTTATGTTAAGATTTCCTTTCAAGAAGAGCACGGAGTTAAAACAGAAGCATTAGCATTACCTAAGGAGTATAAAGCACTGTATGATGCTGATACTAAGGATGTTACTGTTAGACAGGCTCTCCGTTATTTAAAAGAGAGAAATATAACACCAACTGATATCAAGCGTTATAACTTAGGATACTGTGCATCAGGTCGTTACAAGGATATGATTATTATTCCTAGTTACGATGAACATGGAACCTTAAATTACTTTGTAGGCCGTAACTTCGGGCCTACAGACATTAAATACAAAAACCCACAAGCATCTAAAAATATTATCGGTTTTGACTTACTAATCAACTGGGATAGTCCGATTGTATTATGTGAAGGAACCTTTGATGCAATGGCAATCAAGCGAAATGCTATTCCACTCTTAGGTAAAACATTACCTGAAAAATTAATGAAAAAGATAGTATCTTCTAGTGTTAAACAAGTTTTCATTGCATTAGATGATGATGCACTAAAACAAGCCTTAGAGTATTGTCAAACCTTATTAAACCACGGCAAAGAAGTATTTCTAGTTGATCTTAATCAAAAAGATCCTTCCGAGCTTGGCTTCACAGAATTCACTAAATTATTACATAAAAGCCTACCGCTTACCTTTAGGGTATTGATGGAAAAAAAGTTTCAATTATGATTGAAAAAAACGAAAACGTAAAAGACAAAAGAGTTCAAAGGTTAATCCATCCAGATTCAACCGCTCGTCAAATCACTTTGCAGGACTCTAGATACTACCAGAGAAAAGAAGGGCTTTACTATCCTTCTGTAACTACTGTACTATCATACTTCCCCAAAGACAAATTTTTTGAAACCTGGTTAAAAGAAGTGGGTACAAACGCTGATATCATCATGAGACGTGCCGGGGAAGAAGGTACCCAGGTTCATACTGCTGTTGAAGCTTACTTAAAAGGAGAGGAAGTTCACTGGTTAAATGAATGGGGTACTACTAAATACAGTCTTAAGGTTTGGCAGATGATTTTAAAATTTGTTGAATTCTGGGAGACTTACAAACCAACATTAGTAGAATCTGAGGTTCATATCTTCTCTGATGAATTAATGATTGCAGGTACCGCCGATTTAATCGTTGAGATTGAAGGGGAACTTTGGTTGCTTGATATTAAAACCTCAAACGCTATTCATGATACTTTCGACCTACAACTTGCCTGCTATGCAACCGGCTGGAATGAATGCTTTGATAGACCAATTGACCGCATGGGCATTTTATGGCTAAAAGCAATGACTAGAGGGGAAAGTAAGAAAGCAGACAAGATGCAGGGTAAAGGATGGGAGATTAAAGAAACAACAGAACCTCTAGAAGAAAACAAAAGAATCTTCAAGCACCTGTATGAAATCTTTAAAATAAAACATCCAGAACTTAAACCACACACAGAAATATTACCTACCAGCATCAAACTGAAAGGATGATATTTATAACATATGATCAAGCTTACCTCTCTTTTAAAACAAATCCTAAATGAGGGCGGTAATGTTTTTGGAACAACCGCATCAATTAAAAAAGAAAACATAGAACCTACAATGGAGAAATTTGTAGAGGTACTTGGGGATATTTTTCCTAGGAAGGCCTCTACATTTAAATCCTTTGAGAAATTAGGATCTGCAGGAAAAAAAGATATCTCCGGAGACATTGATTTATCTTATGATGTAAAAAACTTCATGAATGGTGATAAACCAGACTTTGAAGGATGGGGTATTGACCCTATAGAATTTAACCAACTATCTGAAAAGATTGCTAAGAGAGCAAGGACAGCTACTCCAACCCAGGTTGCACTAAGAGCAATGCTGGAACTTATAGCAAATAGAGTTAATGAAGCAACCGCAACGATTGAATCAGATCCTAAATCTGCTTCTAACGGTTCTTTATTTTTTGCCTACCCTCAGTACAACCAAGTAGGAGAGCAGTTACCAGAAAGCGTTCAAATTGATATTAACGTAGGGAATCCAGAATGGTTAAGATTCAGTTACTATTCAAATCTCTATAAAGGCAACGTTAAAGGCCTGCACAGAACCCAACTACTTGTAGCTTTATTCACAAACAAAGGCAAAGTCTTCAAACACGGACAGGGGATCCTTGATAAAGAAACTAGGGAAGTAGAAGCAGAAACTCCTAAACAGACTTTAGAATTAATGAATAAGCTTTACGGAACTAATATTACTCAAGATGTTCTTAATGATTATTTTGAATTAACAGATTATTTAAAATCTAATATATCAGAACAAGATTTAAATAATATTTACGATACGTACTTGAAAATCCTAGATTCAACCAGGGCAGATATCCCTGAAGACCTTCAAGACTATTGGATTAAAAACCAGGAACGTTTAGGTTTAAAAGGTAAATTCTTACCAGATGATTCTAACTTAGTAAAATATAAAACAGCATAATGTCAGGTTCAGCAGGAGGTAATCGCATACCAAGATCAGCTGTCGAGAAGACAGTTCAGGAATACATTGATAAGGTATTAAGTAAGGTACCCGGCTTTAAATCTGCTAAGGTTTCCGGCTCTTATAATACTTCCGCCAAACAAGACTTTGGTGATATCGATTTAATTACTTCTTTTGAAGGAGAAGACAAAAAAGAATTTAAAAAGCAGCTTGCCAAGTACCTAGAATCACTTCCGGACGATATAATCGTTCCTTTCAAGAGTGAGAAGTACAAGGGTAAGAAAACTATGAATACCGGAGAGATTGTAACAATCTTATATCCTATTGCAGGAATGCCCGGTGAATTCGTTCAAGTTGACAACATAATTGCTTTATCAGAAGAAGAAGGTGATTTTAAAAAGACCTTCTTAGATTATCCAGCAGAGATTCAAGGTTTGATTCTCGGGCTTGTTAAAGTAGTAACTCTAGAAGAAGATCCTAATAAGGTACTTACTAAGATGGGTATTAAGAATATACCCACATTAGAACCAAACCAAGAATATGAATTTAATTTATCTTCAGCAGGTTTAACTCTTAGGATTGTAACCCTAGATGAAGATTATAAACAACTTGATAGAACAGAGGTTTGGAAATCAAGCAACTGGGCTGATGTAAAAAAACTACTTTCTGATTATAATATTGACCAATCATTCAAGGATCTAGTTGCTGATCTTAAAAAATTAAAAAATCCTAGATCTAAGAATAGAATTAAAGGCATTTTTAAATCAATGGTATCCATTAAGTCCGGGGAAGTTAATACTCCTAAAGGAGATAACAAGCAGATGGCTTTAGACACTGTTGCAACCTTGGAGGAAAAATACGGTTCATTTATTGTAGATTTAATTAGACCAATCTTAGAAGCTGAAATTGGAAAACAGACTATTGCAGTATTCCCAGGAGCATTTAAACCACCACATGCCAGTCACCTAAAAGCAATTCAGGTAATTGCACCCAAGGTTGATAAAGTTTATGTTTATGTTTCAAAACAACCAAGAGTAAAGGAAGGACAAATACCAGTCGATGCAAGTCAGGCAATGGCAGTTTGGGAACTTTACAAAGACAAAGGCTTAATTCCAAGCAATGTTGAGATTAAATTAGCACAGAACCCAACTCCGGTCTTGGATGCATACCAAGAAATGGAAGCACATCCGGAAAATAAATACCTTGCCGTCTTTGGAAAAGATGAGGAAGATCGTTGGAAGAGTGTTGAAAAGAATAGAGAAAAATACGGGCACGTAACTCCGGTTAATATCGGGAACCTAAAAGGATTATCTGCTACCGGATTAAGAACCGCACTTAAAAATAGAGACCTAGCAGCTATTGAGACCTTCTTACCTAAGGGGGTAACCGTTAAAGAATACATTCAGGCTCTCTCTAAAGGAAAGAAAGAAGATCTTACAGAAGCATACAAACAAGTACAGCAGAAACCAAAACCATACATCGTGGAACAAGTTAATTTTTACGCTGTAGAGAAAGAGTTAGATGAGATGTTTAATGATTTAGATGTTGATATTAATTTCACTAAACATTTTAAAGAAAGAGTTCTAGAGAGGGGTCTAACA